AATTCATAATTGATTTTGCTAGGAATTATATATACATCTGAGCCAATTCCACACGGCAACCGCAGAAGTAATCCCTGCTCCTCTGCATCCTCGTAATCCGCTAACTTCTCCATTGCGCAATAACCTTCTTCGCAGTTGGAATAATATGAATTAGGCTTTTCGCCATAGCACGAATACAAGGTTTTTAAGGATTCTTTCTCGTAATTCTCTTTTACTAAGATTCCATCCGCTGTCCGCTCTGTTAATCTCTCCATGTTTATTCCTCACTTTCTGCCAGCTTCGCGAATTTCCAACTTGCAATATCTGATTCACCTTCTGCGCTCCATGATGTTGCTCCATGATACCAAGTGAACACCGTGCCGTTTTCATACATTGCAAAATATCCCCGATTCCACTCGCCGCTTTTTACGTCTTTCACAAGAATCGGCGTATCGACCGCTACCTTGCTCCAATCAACAGGCGGCTCAACATATTCTGAATCTAACCATTCCAGCATTTTATGTTTACATGAATAATTAGAAATATAGAATCCGCACTCTGAACATCTCATCTCTGCGCATGGAACAGGCTCGCCATCTTTGAGTGCAAGTTTACTTACTGTAATATCAATGATTTTATCCGCATATTTTTCTTTATTCGTCATATTAAACCTCCAAGTCACACACGAACTTAATCTCATTCGCCAAACTCTGCGCTATCATCGGCACAGTCAACTGAAACTGCTTGTAATTAGCCAATGTGTCGATGTAGTCAATAAACTTGTCCGTGAACTGCTGTAACTGCTTCACAGACAGCTTAAATTCCTTTTTCAGAATCGTAAGCGTGAGCGCGAAATAGTTAAACAATGACGCGCTGGAAAGTCTGTAGGCTTCACGCTCGATACAAAATCCTTTCTTGGCATATAAGACCATTAACTGCCGCTGCGGAATCTGTTCAACTTCTGTCTTGGTATCAATGTCGTATTTGTCTTTCAGGTAAACAGCCAAGTCCTTTCCGTTCTTCCCGCCGCATGATGCTTCATCCAAGTAAGATTTCAAAAAATCCTGTAACCGGATGATTCTTGTCTGTCCGAATCCGAATTTGTCATGCAGAATTATGTACCCAATCACGACAAAATCTTTGTACGATTTTGATATAACCTTATCAGCATTTCTCTTTTCAAAATCATTTCGCCCGATAATCCGCATTTCCTGTTTTGTGTAAAATGTCGGCTTTTTCTTCCGTCTCAACGCATTGCTCATTTCTTTGATTTCTCCTTTCTGTATGTGATTTCCAACCATGCAAAATGACTCAATACAAGCTGTCTTGCACGCTCTTCAATCTCCATGCCTTTGTATTTGTCTATCAATGATTCTCCGGATTTTACAACTTCATCCCACCAAGAATCAGCGTTGTCCGGTGAATAGTATTTCTGAATGAATTGCCAATAATCCATAAATACTTGCCATTCTTCCGAACCCTTTTCAATCTTTGCACTTGCCATAGCCACTACCTCTAAAACGGACAATCGCCATTGTATGGCTTGAATCCGTCCCCACGTTCTTTCTTTTTGATTTCCGCAACAACATCATCAAACGGCTTGCTGATTTCAACGAATTTCATGTGATCTCCATCAAACTCCATTGCTTCACGCATTGTCATTCCCTGTCTGTTCTTCTCGATTTTTACACCCTTGGCTCCCTTGTCATTGTCTGACAGATTCCACAGCATAATTATGTTTGACGCATCCTGTTCGATTGCTCCTGATTCCCTCAACTCTGCCATGGTAGGTTCTTTTGTGTCTCTGCTTTCGGAAGCTCTTGTTATCTGCGAAAGTGCTATTACATGCGTATTTAAGTCTCTTGCAACCGATTTTAAACCTCTTGAAATTGATGCTACTTCTTCATTTCTTCCGGAATATCTGTTATCCGGCATAAGCAATTGCAGATAGTCAACAACGATAACGTCAAAGTTTTGGTGTCTGCATTCTGACTTTATTTCTCTCGGAGATGCGGTTCCGGATGCAATCCATAATTGATAATCACTCATTTCTTCATTTGCTTGGTTAAATTTTTCCTGTTCATCACCAAGAAACGCTTTTGCCCTTCTGATTCTCGTTAAGCCGATTCCCGTAAGCCTTGAAATAAATCGCTCATACACCTGTTTGTCAATCATCTCCAAATTGAAATATGCGACCTTAAGTCCATTTTTTGCCATATTCCCAATAATCTGCGTTGTGAGTGCGGATTTTCCAACTGCCGGTCTTGCAGCAATTACTGTTACATCACCGCGTTCAAGATCTCCAAGCGCATCATCAAGTTGCGATAACCCGATTTTTATGCCACCCTCTCCAACACTTTCGTTGAAATATTTGTCTTTATTCTCAACTGAAATCTGCTTAATTGGTTTTAGCTTTACTTCCCTTCCCTCTTGCAAATGTTCAAGTCTTGTAAGAAGATCGCTGATTGTATCATCAATGTCACATGGTTTTAAACTGGATTTCTGATACATGTCACGAACCGTTCTTGCTTTGTATTCTTTCGTAACCGCATCGGCATAGCTTTTAACCATAGTTGAAGTGATTGTTCCGGTAATACAGGATTTCATCAATTCGCTAATCTGTTCCTGGGTGTATTTGTGGTTCTCAAGTGCCATCGATAAAGACATTGGGTCAATACTTTCATTTCGGTCATACATGGCAAGCATTTCCTTGTATGCGTCCTGCGCGAAATCAGAACTAAACATTTCCGGTTTCAGCGTTCGCCAAATGCTATTTAGCACATCATTGTCAATCAATACGCACCCGATCACTCCGAACTCTGCTTCTGTCAACTACAATCACCTCGTTTTTCCGCAATCTGCAACCAATAGTCGGAATCATTTTTCAACCAATCAACATATTTTGGAATGTACCGAAAATCCGTATCGTCTGGATTCTTTTCTTGATAGTCACTCAAATATGCTTCTGTGGCTTTGTATAACAGCCGTGCAATGTCCGGTTGGTTCTCTTCGATAACTTCTAGCACTTTATCCATCCAAGCTGTTTTAGAGGTACTATACGCTGTTTTCTTGGGGTATATATTAAAAGTCTTTTTCCATGCATCGTCAAAATCAAAAAAATCTCCGGAATCGGTCGACGGCGAATTTTCTTTTATATTTTCTTTATCTCTATCTTCTTCTTTTTCTTCTTCTTTATCTGAAACAGCGACGTCAGACGATTTATCGGGCGATTTTTGTTCAATTAGATTTTTCTGTTTCTTTCTGCGATTCTGCTGATATAGCCTGTCACGTTCCTTTTTCTTCTCATAAGCATCAAGTGTCTGGTGCTTATTCCAATTCGGAATCGTTATCACGCTGTCAACAACTTCAATCATTCCAAACTCTTCAAAGGTCTTAAGCGCAAGCCTTACCGTGTTTAAATCTCTGCGAAAAATGGTGGCAAGCATTTCATCCGTGAACGGTAATTTGTTGCTCATCATAAACACACCGTTGTTATTCTGTTTTCCAGCAAGAATGAGAAGTTTGAACCAAATCGTAATGATGCTATCCGCACTCGGCATACTCTCAATCAGCAGAATCTTTTCATCATCAAAGACATCTGTTGTGATCTTAATCCACTTGACTTCTGCCATTTAATCACTCTCCTCATATGTATTTTCAGAAATCAAAGCCATAAACTTCTCATACTGTTTTTCAGAAACTTTGTTGCCCTGTTTCTCCGGCTTCAAACGGATTTCAAGGTGCTTTTCAGCTATATGCGATAATTCCTTGGCAAGGCTCTTTTTGCCCTGCTTAATGCCGTCATAATAGCCTTTTGCTGGTTTAAATTCGTTTATCTTTTCTTTTCCTGCGCCTTGACCGCCAGCCGTTTTGTTGTAACGGCATTGATAACCTTTCTTTGTATATTCCAAAATCCAATATTGTTCCATTTCATCAAGTTTCTCTCTCGGATAATGGATAAAATCCAATTTCCATCCATACGGATTTTCTTCACTATAAAATCCTCTTTTTTTAATCGAAAGATCTATGTGCTGATAACCGGATAAATGTGAAACATTTCTCTCTAAGCAGTCAACGCTCTGCCCAATGTAAAAGTAAGATATACCGTTTTCATCAGTCCTCGTGTAGAAATAAATTCCGCTCTGATTTTTCATTCTAGGGCAAACACTTAATATCCGTTTCTCGTTGTTCTTTTTTATTGCATATAGCTGCTTGTAATTTACATTCGGCATTTTCTTCTACCTCTCAATGGCGTTGTTAATATCTCTTCAATAGTCCAACCCATATCCTTTCTATGTAATAAGCAATGTGCATTTATACCTACTATTTCAGCCCACTCAACAACCCTATGGGTTTGTCCGTTGTGCTCCCAAACAGGCGAACCTGATAAATCTTTACATTTTTTACTGCAATAAACTGCGTCATTGTAATGACCTCCTCTTTTGGCGTTAAATGATTTATTGCAAATAGGACATATTTTCATATAGTCTTTTGTGTTTGGATGCTCTCTGTAATAAAGAATCCTTCCGCAGTGATTACTACATGTTTTTTGCCCATTTCTCTGCTTTTTCACAAATTGCTTTCCGCAAACAGGACATTTTAAAAATTTTTCCTCTAAAGGAATGCTATTTCTTTTGTTTTTAGCTTGTTCTGCATTTGTTACAAACCTGCAATTGCTAGGCTCGTAATTCCCATTAACATCAATTCTGTCAATGGTTAAAATGTTCAATCCCTTATCCGTCTTTTCCTCTTTATACCCGTTTGCGATTGCCCAATCGTGGAAACTTAGAAAATCATTCTTCCATTCATCACACATTGCAATCCCTCTTCCACCGTAATTTTTATAGTCGCGAGAAGTTTTGCAATAGCAACGATATTTAATACTTTTCCACAGAGGATATAATCTACCGCATTTATTTGATAATCCGTGTTTATATCCCATCCAATCACTTCCTCTCCAATGGCTTCATGCTCATTTGAGCCACAAACTTTCCGTAGCTCATTCCGGAGGCGCGTGCCATATGATTCACAGCCTTGATTACATCGTCCTTTTTCTTTGGCTTTCTCAAGCGTTCTTTAACGTCAATGCTGATGCAGTCTTGGCAATCAACTTTGCGTTCATCTATCGTCATAAACAGCCTGCCACATTTCGGGCATATTCTTGTATACACAATTCTTCCAGCCTTTTTAAAATTTCTAAACTGCGCAGATCTTCTTGCACAGTCGGGTCTACAGTATTTCTGATCTGGTCGCTTCGGCTCAAATTCAACCATACAGTATTCACATAATTTCAATTTTTACCTCCAATCTTTTGTAAGGGCGGTGCGGTAAACGCACCGCCAAAACATGGCTTTCAATAAGCTTGTGATAACTATTATTCGCCAAACAAGATAGTTTCTTTTAGGCTTTCGCCAAGGTGTTTCAACCTAATTATTCTTTTTCAAGTTCCGCTTTGATGGTCTCAAGTTTTTTCTCTTCATATTCAAGACGTGCTCGGCAACTCTCAACAATAGTGCCCTGCCTGCTAATAAGCATTTCAACAGCTTTTTTCTTGTTTTTCTCCGTCAGAATGACCCTATCCCGGCTGTAACCGCTTAACACACCAATTTCGTCCTTGCGGATTCTCTGTCCTTTATATCCAAATTCGGATTTTTCAGTAATGATATACGTTTTTGGCTTTTCTTCTACGTCTGCTTCTCTACAAGAAAATTTATTGCCCCAAAAACTGTAAATGTATAATTTCGTCTTTTCTCCTTTCAGAACGGACAAAGGTTCATATCAACCTCTAGTCCTTTTTCTGCAACATAAACATTTGATCCATATTCAATTATTTCTTTCGTTCGTTGTAGGAATAACGCGGGATCTCCGCTTGTGTCCGATAAGTGTATTAAAACGACATTTCGTAAAGCTGGGTTGTCGTTTGTCTGAATAAATTTAAGTGTTGTATCAAGGCTCATATGCCCTCGTAAACGGTGTTCATAATTTGGCTCATTCCGGTCTACCAAGTCCATGCTATAATTGGCTTCAACCATGATATGCTCAACCTTTATGCCGGAAAAGTCATATTTGCAATATTCCAAGTCGGTCAAGAATAACAGTTTACCCATTTCCTCATGCTCGATTAAATAACCGTAGCACTCGATTTCTGTATCATGCGGTACATTGAAGGGTGTTACCGTAAAACTGCCGATTTGCCGTGCTCTGCGTGGTGGAATGGCTATTGTACGCTCTCCTGTAATGATTTCAAGTGCGGTCTGTGTCTCAAATGCCGTATAAACCGGAATGCCGGATTTCATGAAATCTTTTATGTATCGTGCATGGTCTCCATGTTCGTGGCTCACAATGCATCCGGAAACATTTGCTATTTTCCAATCAATCATTTTCTTAAAATCAAGAAATTTGCATCCGGCTTCAATGGCAAGGATTTCGCCACTGTCTGAAATCAAGGCGTATGAGTTTCCGGAACTGCTTGAACCCAAAACTCTAAGTTTCAATCTTTTGTCACCTCGCTTTCTCCATATCTCAAATAGCCGCTCCAGCCATTTGCTCCGCCGCAATTTTGCATACACCATTCATTAGAATCATTGATGTGTTCACATCGTCCACAATTCGGTACTTCATCGTCTGCGGTGTATCTTGTTAAATTATCCATACCCTACTCCAATTCTTCCTCTGTAGGAAACTGAAAATATTCTGATGTAGCTTTCTTAAACATTTCTTTGCTTAACGCTTGGGAAAATTCCGTGAAGCGTTCTGAATTGGCAGTATGATGATAAAATTCATTATTTTCATACGCAATTCTAAGCATTTTCATAGCTTTCTTTACTTTTTCCTCGGTGGAATATTCAGCCAACTTTGTGCCATTCGGCGATGATAAATTGTGGCAAACTATAGAGAATACATTTCTATCTTCAACCTTTCCACTTGCGATCTTCTCCCATGACATAGATAACGAAAAATAATCATATGGAATATCAATTCTTCCGTTCTGTGATATAACTCTCATAGCAACCTCCTTATCTAAAAAACAGAAACCAAATAAGTGCCACAAACGAATCAATGAGTGCTGTGATAAACACGATTGCAAGAACAACCCTACCAAAAGTGGGCTCGTAAGGAACGCCAAGAGCATGAAGTATTTCTTCTTCTAAACTAATGCCGGAAGCAACAAACTTTCCTATAACGAAAAACAACACCCATAACAAAATTGCAATTTTAACAAAAATCATAATTCATATCCTCCTAATCTTTCATAAAGTCCGGTACGTTCTCGTCATTCTCAACGACTTTCTCCGGCTCAACTGCTGCACCGTCGGTCGCTTCGGATTCTGCTACAACAAACGGCTCTGAATTGGCGTTTTCCGCAATTTCTTCCTGTGCCTGCATATAGGTTTCATCAAGCTGATTGAACGACTGCTTTGCCATACTGTTAAAGTCCTTGCGATACTTCTTGATTGCATTGTTGCGCATTTTACGAACAATCATTGATTCCGGTGTGTCGAGCCATGCCGCGCTGATATAAGGCTTTGCAACTTCACATTCCAACATTTCATCAACTGTTGCGCATTTTCTCAAAGCATCGAAAATCTCCTCTTTCTTAGCCTTGATTTTGCTCAACTGCTCGGCTGATGCCTTGTAACGATTCTGACAAATTCCGAAAGTCTCATTCATCAGATTGTTGCGCACATGAGCGAACAGATTAACCTTTACGCCGTCTCTCTCTGCGATCAGATACTGAAATGTGCCGTCCTTTAATTTCAGAGGATAAACAACACGGACAACTTTCTGCGACCGTCCCACTTCTTCCCATTCCGGCGGTGTCATTTCGATACCCTTATGCTTTGGATAGGAAAACTCGTCACCGTCTTTAACAAGCCAACAAGGATATACGGTATCTACATTTTCTCCGTAGTTACGAAGTAATGCATCGTTGCCGTCCCCCTCAATTCCCATTTCTACAACCTGCACATAGTTGTCTCCGGACTTCTTTGTTCTAAGCTGAAAATAGCACTCTCTCGGCACTGCATTAGCATTTAGTTTAAGGCTTGCGCACTGACCGACAACCTCTCGCAGATTTGATGTATCAAGTCCGTTTAAATCCTTGATTTTATCGCTATCCTTAACAAGCTGATAAATGCTTGTCATAGCTGACATGGCGCACTGCTTTGAATAATCATCATACGGCACACCGCATAACTCAAAATCCTTTGTAACAAGGTTCGTGATTGAATTAGTCCACTGGCTGACCGCAGTGTTGACTTTCTGTACCTCTAAACTGTTTTTCTCTGCCATAATTACTTACCTGCCCTTTCTGATTTAATGTACTTAATACAATCCACCGTTTCTCCGTCTTTGATTTCCTTATGCCGTCTGTTCAGAATGATGAGCCACTCAAAATTATTGTTGCTAAATCCCCTGTTGAATTTGCTTCCGCTCACTCCCATCACAAACTCCGAATTATCGTATTTCACAATCGAATGTTCCCCTCTGAATGAAACCTGTCCGTTGTCCTCAATGGCATATAAATTTACTGTATCTCCAACGCTCAAATTTTCCCCTGTAATGTCACAAATGTTCGTTTCTTCTCCGATACGTCCGTAGTCGACAGTTCCATCCGGCGGTACTAAATGTGGCTCAAAGTCCACTTCCTTTTCTTCCGGTTCATCACCGGACTTCTTTGTATTGTCCGCATCCTGTAAAATGCGGTTGTAATCTTCTTTCCCAAGCTCGTGCTTTAAAACCTCTAACAGTGACACGAACTCTGCCATTACAACCGGTTTAAAACCGGTTACCTCTACTGTTCCAAAATCTGATTTAATCATAATTTATTCCTCACTTTCTCCGGCATCTACCGGCTCTTCATACTTCTTCACAATTGCCACCTTATCAGCACCGTATGTTTCTACCCACTTCATATCCACCGATTCATCCGTGACCGTAAGCTTTGCACCATTGGAATTTACAACCATGTCACCGGCTTTCACAGAATCCTCGGTGCGATACACGTAGCTTCTTGTACTGTTTGGAAATTTCGCTTTGATATACTGCATAATTACCTCTCCTTTTTCACATATCCATTTGACAAATTTTCAAGAATACGCAAAAGTCTTTCGTTTGTTTTTGAGGCTTTTTCAAGTTCTCCTATAAGTTTATATTCATTATGCTCAAGGTTATCTACCTTTGTTCGCAAATCTGAATTTTCGGCTTTCAATTTTTCAATATCATCCATGTATACGGCCTCTCTTTCCTTTATTTCTCATATCTTTCTCGCAATACGGAAGAGAACAATATCCGGCTCTTCCCCAGAACCCTTTACTTGCACTCTTCCAACGCTTGCACGACATACACCGTGCATCCGGCTGTATGATGTTGTTGCTTATTCCAACTCTTGACATTCGGCACCCTCGCTTTCTTTCAGTTCATCAAATAGCCAAAAGTGTTCTTTGTCTTGAATGCAGTTATAGTCAAACCACTGCTCGCAACTTATACTGTTCTGATGGAATCCAACCGCAATACAATTCGGTTCTTCATACAAACTTTCAAGCACATCTGCCTGCTCATTAAGATTTGTATTTCCCTCAAACTTGCGGAAAGCATCAATAACTTTGGGAATATCTTCTTTCTTAACAAGGTATTTATCGAATGTGGTAAACAGGACGATTTTTTCATCATACGTGACAGATTTATCATCCACAAGATTCCAAATTGCTTCCATCTGCCCCATGTCAAATAATGATGCCCCATGACCACAATACTTTTCCCCTAAAATGTTCCACACTTGCATTGAACCAAGCCATGCGTTACTTACCTCTCCATAACTTTCAGAATCTCCATTTTCATCAAACTTAAAAATTTCAATGTGACTCATCCTACACACCCTCCACTTTCAACTGCTTATCCTCGGAAACCGTCAGAAGAATTAACTGTGTATCAACAGCCGGTACATATTCATCATTGATACTTTCTGCACCATCAAGGAAAATCGGAACATACATATTAAAGAACTTCTGAAAACTGTTGCAAATATCAATCTTCGCTTCAATTTCCCTGCCAGTGTTAGTCGTGTCACCGAACACCTTGTAAATGCCAGCTTCTTCATCAAGCACCGTAGGAATACAAACTTCCTTATATTCTCCGTTTTTCTGGAAATCGAACAACTTCCAACGTACAATACCGAAATGCTGATTGATTTCTTCAACAAGTAACTTATCCTTTCGTTTTGAAACTTCTTTGAGCTGATAAAGAATCCTCTCGGCATCTGCCTTTGCTTGTCCATACTCGCTCTGTTTATGTTGCATATCTGCAATCTGTTCATCAATGCGAACATTGTTTTCAGCCTGTGCAATAATCTTATTTACTTCATCAAGCTGGCTCTTTAATTTTGTAATATCAGCTTTTGCGTAATCAGCCGCCTTATCTGTGCCCTTGGATTCTAACTCTGCAATATCAGCAAGCAATTTATCCTGTTTAGCCTTTAACTTGGCATATTCAGCGTTCTGCATACAATAAGCGAAAGACGGAATCTCAGAAATCTGTTCATCGAATTTCTTGATAATGTCAATTTCTTCCGCTTCGTGCAGTTTCAAGGTGTTAATCTTGTTTTCCAGCTCTTTGTTATTCTCGGTCAGATTCTTAATCATTTCAGCACACGCATTTCCATCGTCAACGATCATGGCAAGCGTTTTCGCGTGTTCTTCATTAAATGATTCGATTGCATCTGCCTTTCTCTGCGAAAAATCGGCTCTTAAAGACTCTATTTTATCTTCCGGCAATCTTTGCCCGCATAACGAACAAACCGTTGTAGATTCGTCAAATACCCACTTAGAATCGTCAAACTTTTTTGCAATTTCATCATTGTACCTTTTCACAAGGTCAGCTTTCTTAAAAGCCTGTTCGGAAATTGATTTCTTATTGCTTTCAATGGAACCCTGCGCTTTTCCGATAGATGAACGGACATCCTCTAACTTCCGTTCGTGATCGTATTTGTGATTTTCAATCTCACGCTTCTTGCTTGAAAGTTCATTATTCATGGTCTGCGCAACAGCTGACATTTCAAACTGACAATGCATTTCTTCGTTGCGCATTTCATCAATCCGCACATCAGATTTCCCAATTAAATCTTCAAGTGCTTCAATCTTTCTCTCTAAATCGGCTTTCAATAACTCCTGCTCTGCCACATCAATATCAACCTTTGCTTTCTCCAGACCGATAATCTGATTAGGAATCGCATCTAACTGTTCAACTGCTTTCTTCTTGGAAGCATTGTTCATGGCTTCAACCTCTTCAAATTTGTAGGATTCAAGCAATTTTGCAACATCCGCAGTTTCTTTATTCATTTGCGCAATCTCTAAATCTGTTTTTTCGCTTGCCATAGTGAATAAATATTTGCGCATTTCATCCTGTTTTTTCTTCAATGACAAATCCTTGGTAAACACATTCGGGTGCGAGCAAATGAGGAATTTATCAAACTCAAACCCTAATTCTTCCAGATATGCCTTAAAATCACGTTCTGTCTTAGGCACAGAATTGATCTCATATGTATTTGTGATAGTAACTTTCGAAACTCCATTTTTATCCGGCTTTCCAACTTTTCGCTTCTGCATCTTGGAAAGAGTAATCTCTTTTCCGTCCACATCAACATCTGCAGTAACGGTTGGAATGCAATCTTCTATATTGTCCGGTCTGATATTTGGATTGCTGACAAGTTCATAGTTCTTATCAGACGTCAGCCAGTACCATGCCGCCCCGATTGTGGTCTTTCCTCTCCGGTTCATGCCGGAAACCCTTGTTGTCTTGCCAAATTCGTATGTCTTATCCTTTACCCCTTTGAAATTCTCCATATGTAACGATTTCAAAATCATTCGCATTTTTGTCTCACCCTTTCTTTAAATTCTCTTTCCAGTCTATCGAAATGCTTTTCGTTCTCCATGTATCCACTCAAAGTTTCGATTGTCAGCATATCTGTTGTGCCCTGTTTGCATCCTCGCAATCTGATATTATCTTCATGTTCTTTTGTAATGTATCCGTGTAACATGTTGATATGTAACTTGCACTCAATCAGTTCTTCATACTCTTCTTTTGGAACATAAACATAATTTTTCTTTCCCATGTTACACCCCCACGATTCCTTTTATTGATAACTCATATGTAACTTTTTCCACAACGCGACCATTTTTACACGTTTTCTTGTATCTACGGCTCTGTAATCTTCCGTATGTGCTTACCCTATCGCCTAAAGCAAGCGAGTCCGTATATTCTGCACACTTTCCCCATGCAATACAAGTAATCAAATCCTCTTTCCCATTCTCTCTTAAAGTTTTGAGTTTCACATCACAGATTTTACGACCAAGTGGTGTTTCTCTAAGGTGCTTTTCCTCGATGATTCCATCAAGACTTACTTCATTCAAAGGGCTATCATCCTCTGGTTTTGTGATCGCATCAGCCATAACATACATAAGAATGGCTTCTCCGGATCCTGTTCTCACGCGCCTAGTAATTATCTTCCCATTGACACATACTGTTCCGCTAATTTCTGTATCACAGATTTTTTCATCAAACAGTACCGGAATTATATCTGCAACACCACTTCTTCTTTCAACTCCGATAAAAAATTTATAAAAATTCTTACCATTTGATTTATGGCTTTCCCTTGGTGCTGATACAACATCACCGATCAACGTTATTTTGTTCTCCATTGCTTCTCCTTCCCATTTCTCTGTCAAGAACCTTTTCAAAATTATCTTTATCATTCTGTTTCTTTCGTTTCCCTGCCAAAAGTTCAGCAAGCATACGCTTTTCTTTCGTGGAACATCTCGTGCCACTTATATACACAACGCCTACCATGCATCCTCTCTCATTCTGCGTTTTCTCTTAATTCGCTTGTCAAGTTCAGCTCTCTTTCGGTCTACTTCCGACCAGTAATACATGATTGCCGCAATTACCGCACCGGCTACAAATTTAATAGCCGCCATATTCCCGGCTGTGCCCTCACTATCCATATAGCACGCGGCAACTAAGGAATATTCCATTGCAACCGCACCTATGATGAATTGGATTACTTTTTTCATTCATGCTCTCTCCTTTTATCGCGTTCTTCTTCCTGCTCACTATGTTTCGAAGCAGAACTCTCTACCATTCCAAGGACATATCCTTTCTGAAAATCTGTCATATTCGGAATGGCATCACGAAGTTTTTCGACAACACGTTTTTCTTTTTCGCTCATTCAATCACTTCCTTTCATGCGCAATATCTGATTTCGTACTCTGCTACAATGTTCAAGTCGCATCCGAAAATATACATTAAAATAGGAAGAAACTAATTTCTTTTGTACTTCCCATGCCAAATCATCCGTGAACGACTTGGCCAACATTAGATAGCCCTGTTCGGTAAAAAGATACATTCCGTTCGGAGCAGTTACACCAAATTCCCCCTTGGCTTCATCCGAATTTCGGACGAAGTAATCTTCTCCTAAAATAAAGTGTTTCTTATTGTCGTTAAATATTTTTCTCGCTGTTCCGTCTGGTCTTTCATGAACTATGTCAATGTCCTTGAATGTAACCACTCTTTTACCTTTGTACTCTTTGATGGAAATATCTGCATTTCCAATGTGTACTAAATTATCCATATTTTCACTCCTTTCTGTGGTATAATCCCCTTATAATCAAATAAGGGAGGTGAAAATCTTTTGAAACAAAGAATCATAAATGGTTATTGTGAGCAACAGCGTTCTGATTATCAAGTTAAGGTCAATGTTATTGAAAGCAAAACTACTGAATCGTCAGAAGAATACTGTGGTACTTACGATTGCAAATATAAGCGTGACGGCAATATTTGCAGTCAATCAAGTTGCTCTGTCCTTTCATCAAACAATATTTTTGTTGGCGAAAAGATGTAACCATTATTCCCCGGACTTAAAATCTCACGTTCGGGGAATTTCTTCGTCTGCAATCTGTAGATTAATTGCCCCGATTTTTTCCTGATATATCAAGCAAACGGCATCAACAGTCAAATTAAATGCCTGTAAATCAAGCACCAAATGCGGAAGACCGTTTGGTTCTACAGAAAAATCAAGTTTTCTAATTCCTTTGATTTCATGTCCATCTACAAAAAGATGAATGCTTGACGGTGATTCTCCCTCTCTTCTCGGCTTGATTTCAATTTTTTGTGGTTTGTGTTCCATATTCTAACCCCCTTTCGTCACTCTCTTCTTGTGGTAAAAGCAAATGAATATTTTCCAAACGGAGATTAGGATATAATCTCTTTGTTTCTTCATATACGGTTTTGGTTTTCAGCCATTTCCGCATATGAAGAACCTGTTCCATGACGTCCATATCGTGAATATCCACTTTGTTCAGAATCTTCTGCAATTCCTTTTCCATTCCATTAAAATAAGAAACCGGAACAACAACCAAATCATTCACGGATTTAATTTCTTTCATGTCCTCACTCGCTTCCTTTCTTTTATAATCCAATTTAATTGGATGTATCTGGCACAAAAATAAAATCCATTGGAATACCAGATAATTTGCTCATGGTTTTCAACTGTGATAAGCTAGGCTCTGTTTTGCCCTTTTCCCAATTGACAACGGTTGCATTAGATACACCAAGCATTTCAGCCCATTCCTTTTGTGTCATTTTCGCATTTACGCGAACTGCTTCTAATGAAATTCTAGGCATCTTTTTCTCTCCTTTCATATTTGATGGTTTAATAATAATCCAATTATTTTGGATTGTCAACACTAAAATTCAAATTTATTGGATTTAATATTGAATTTTTTATTTTATTGGTTTATAATACAGTTAGAAAGGAGGGCAGAAGAAATGGATAACGAAAATCAATTTAACGAAATGGATATAGACGATATCCAAAAAGAAGTGTTTGCGGAAAATTTAAGATACTATATTGAATTAAATCAAAAACAGCAAATAGATGTTGCAAAAGACTTAGGTATTAACCCAACAACTTTAAGTATGTGGTGTACCGGTAAATCATTTCCAAGGTCAGGAAAGCTTCAGGCGTTGGCTGATTATTTCAAAATCGGAAAAACAGATTTAATAGACCCGCGCATTAATAAACCTGTTGACGAAGAATTTTCAAGTGTTGCATTAAATATTGGAATGAATGATGAACGTTTCAAAAAAATTATTATTGAATATAGCAGATTGCCGGTAAGCAAAAAAGAATTGTTATGTGAATTTTTCGAAAAATTTATATTCTAAAAGAAAAGGCAGGGTTCAACGCCCTGCTTTTTCTTCTTTTAACCCAGCTTTTACAAATTCATGCAAAATTCGTAAAATCTTATAATCTTCAATTTCTTTTATCATAGTTATAATTTCTTCTTTGTAAGTCTCTTTTGTTTTTACTTCTCCCACCATAAAAACCTCCAATCATAAACTATTATGTACCAACAAAGCAATTATAGAACGTGTGTTCGGCATAGTCAATCCCCAATTATGGGCGGAGCCATGCCAAGCCCCACCCATGCCAGAACTTGAAGCGTCCTTTCGGACAAGTCCATAGTATCACTGTAATATGCATGATTTCAACATTTTTCGGTCGCAAGTTTCGACAGAAAATGTCATTGCAAAGAAGCAGAAAGCTGTTTCTCAATCTCTTCTTGCACTTTTACGCGCCAACGCATCGGAACTTCGTCAATTGTCATTTTCTTGTCTACCAGAATACGTCTTACATAAAATTTAACCATATCCTACACCTCACTTTCTGCGGCAATGCTTGCAAGTTCTTGGATTGCTTCTGCATTTGCTTCATGTCCGGCTTTAAGCTCATCAATTGCCTTTTCCATTTCCGTCTTTGTCCGCAAGCTGACCGTTACGGTGTATGTACCATCTTCAGCGCCATCTTCGCCCATGTTCGGCATATATGTAAACCCATCGGATTTCAGATCGGTATATTTCCCCGACACTGCATCGTTGTGTGTAAATGTTACCTCCGCAAGGTTGTTCTCTGCAAAAGCGTCCGTGATCGTTTTAATGGCTTCGAAGTTCTCGGCTTTGATCTGGATGTTTCCAAGGCTTGCCCCTTCGGCGATCTCGAACTCTGTTTTGTTTTTCAAAATAATTTTGTCCATAATTTTTATTCCTTTCTATGTGTAAATTTACGAGTTACTAAACTTATTTAAACGGCAGTTTAACTACAGAAGTAAATGCATTAAATCCATCATCTGCCAGACGGTCATATGTTAATGACGAAATTGGAAAAGAAGGAGATGGATGGTATAGATTTGCAAGTATAACTTTTGGATCCGAATCATCTGCAAAAGGTGGTAGTAGCGAATTGATAGAAGTACTAATTAATCAATCGTTTACAAACTCGCCCGGTTGTTTCCACAAAGTAGATTTTTATCTGAAATACGTAGATTCTTCGACAATATCTACTATCGGAAATAACTCGACTGTACTAAAAAAAATTCGAATGGTAAGAAATAATAAAACAATATTTATTGACGTGTATTCGGTCGGAATTGTTAACAAGACCAAAATATTATTATATATTCCATGTGATTTTAATATGAATTCGGCTGAATGCATTACACCTCATTTAGTTCCTGAAAACCCCGATGGAGAATTGATTGTATGCAGTAGCGATTTAGCAAACGGTATATAAAACTTAAACAGGTACTACTTGATATATCATATGAAGATACTGCACTAAATGTAGCTTTTGTGAATCTGTACCAACCAGTGACTTTTCTAGTGCTAAACACTAAAAACTGTATTATGCACTAATAGCAATCCATGTAAAATACCAAGGAGTATATTTCCATGCAGTGCTATTATTAATTGTTGCAACGGCGTTAAAGCTATTGTTGGTCGCTGTTCCGTCAACGCCAATATAACTAAAATACGCACCACCAAAATGTTCTCTCATTGAAACTACAACGATTGGTGCTTTATCAAACGTTTTGTTAAATGTTACTCTTGTAGTTACAATATCACCAACTTTTAAAGTCGAATCTAAAGTGCCAAAATTACCAATACCACAATCTATCATTTTTAAACTGCCGTTTATTTCAGTAATTTTATCGTCCAGTACCTTTCCTTGCCGGGCATCCAAACCAAATCCGGCTTCTGTGGTTGTAAGGTTGTTGATTAAGTTCGCCGCTGGAAATGCACCGTTAATTTTATCTTTTAATGTGTCAGCCAGCTTTATGACGTTTTTCGCTTCGTCCAATGTAATTGTGGTGCCATCCAAGTTAATGCTAAGCGTTCCACTCTCATCTACGCTCATGCTCTTTCCGTCCGGCTTTACAACTCCGGCATCCTCTGTTGTTGCAATCGCACTAGCACCGCCCACGATAGACTTAGACCAGTATTCCGTATTGCTCGTTGCCGTTCCTGCCGGAACTTCTTTTTTCGCAAAATACAATGTGTTATTATAAGTTACTGCATCCAATCTCTTATATGTAGCATCTGCGCTCCAATCGCCCTTTGGCACAATTGCCACTCTTCCTGCTATAGCCATTTAAGCCACCTCCCAGTTTAAATTTCCGTCATTGTCAACGACAAAGTTATAAGCAGAATTGTCCGTGTAAATCAACTCTCCATCCTCATTCACATCAAATTCTGTCATTGTGAGTTTCTTGTTAATCTCGTTTTCGATTTCCTGCGCTCGGTCTGCGCTGTCCTTGGCATCTGTGGCGGATTTTGCAGCGTTGGTTTCGGATGTTTTTGCATTAGTTGCAGAATTTACAGCCTTGGAAGATTCCACTTTAATATCTGCAAGATAATCCGGACGCAGATGCCTTTCTTGGATACTTCCCTCTTTCACTATCGCCTTGACTTTTCCGTCAGATGTAAGTTCAAAAGCGATCGTATCGGAATCAAGAAATTCATATTCTGTAATCAGCGCAGACAAATCAACTTTCTGAGTGGTGCCATCATCAAGTGTAATAATCAGCTGTTGCGTCTGCGGATCGTATTTGAAGTTGACAGCCAGCTTTTCAAGTTTGGTATCAATAACAGCCTTGGAACCGTTCATCTTAACGACCGTCAGCGTTCCGTTGGATTCATCCCAAAGGATTTCCTTTACAAGCTCGTTAGCCTTGGTCAAGTCAACTTTTGTGGTATCGAGTGCGCACACACGATCGTCGATTGCATCAATGCCGCCCTCTATGTTGTTCAGCCTACTTTGATTAATTGCTGTCTTTTCACTTGGAAAATTCTCCCAATATTCGCGGCTATAGATTTTCTGATATGCCATCTGATCACTTCCTTTCTAACGCGGATAGCCTGCGTTCAAAATCGTTACATCTGTTCTGCAATTTCTGTATCATGGCAGTGTTAAGCGCAATAAACTCTTGATAGCACAATGTATACATATCATTTGCGCCACCATTCTGCTCTAAGAATTTTTCCCATTCCTCATTAGATTCAAAATCTTTTTCGGAGAATACCGCATGTTCCAGTCCGTAAAACTCATTTTCAGATATGTCACAATCCGTCATTGCCTGTTCGACATCCTGTGCAACAAATCCAATGTGCATTTTCTTATCATTCTCTATGAGCCGATATTCCATAGGTTGCAGTAACTCGAAAAATCTTTCAAACCGATCGTCCTCTAACAGCTTTCGAAAATCTTTTTTCTTTCTGCGGTCAGACGTTGTTTTCCAACCACCGGAAGAATACCCTCCGGCAAATGGATTGGGGTTAGTTCCACAGTACACAGAACTAGAGCTTGGAATTAAATTTCCGTTGTCTGAAATTCGTACATAATCGGATAGTCCAATACCTTGCAAATAATGCGCGGTTGATGCCATTATACACTGCCTTGCACTTTCTGCAGTTGTTGCTGAATCTGCTGTTGTTGCATGATCTGCAGTGCTAGCATGGTCACCTATGGCTACACCATCTTGATCTGTTACAGAGTTTAGATCGATGCGTATGTTCTGCAGCATTGGCCTTCCTCTTGCATCGAGACCAATAATTACAAGGTCATCTCCTTGTGACGTTGCAATAAAGTTCAATGAATCAACGATTGACACTCGGCCATCGCCATCAAGCTGGAAGTTATTGCTGTTGACTATGAGTCTGTTTCCGCTAAGCGTAATCTGGTCGGCACTTGCATTAATCATCGAAACGACTTGGTCGTTTTCATCTCTTCCAAGTTTCAATTCCAATGATGCGTCTAATTGTCCCTCTGCTTTTTGTGCGCGGTTGACTTCTGCAGAAATGCTTTTTGCGGTCTGCTCAAACTTGGTATTTGTCTGTTCCTCTAAATCCTCATACGTGGATTGAAGATGGTCTGCGTTCCTCTCTAGCTTTCCGGTACGTCTTTCCACGCTTTCAATCGTGTCTCTGATAGAATTGACCTTTGCAGAGTGCGTCTGCGTTCCCTGTGCCGAGATTGAATCTCTCTTGCTTTGTACTCCGGTTAAAGTGCGTTGCAATAGATACGTTTCAACAATCTCTCTCGTGGTATTGAATCGGATTGGTTCCCCAAGTGTCAGACATGGATTTCCGACACAGGTGCAACTTTTAATCGGTGTATATGCTGCTTTTGCCATAATCGGCAATAGGTTATTTGCAATCTGTTCCAGCTCTGCTCCGGTCTTGTCTGATACAAGAAAGTTTCCTGTAATCGAATAGTTGTTTCCGGCAGTTCCAACAATAGCACCGGCATTATCTTCGCTTGTCTTGATTTCAAGCTGTGTGATCGCCTTGCTTTGGAAGTCCTCATAATCAAACGTGATATAGTGTCCGGTCATGGACTCTGTGTTCGCATCAGACGGAAATAAATTGTCAGATGGGAATAAATCTTCTGCCGGATAAAGTGCGCTTGTGATTGCTTTCAGAAAGACATATTCAAACTTTCCATCCCGGTTCATGTTCCCGAAGCATCCATTGATCTCGCATATTGCCGTCACAACCGTTTTGCCGCTGATTGCAGACTCTTCTGTGACCGCGCTTGAATCGTCCGTCTGTGTGGCTACAATCGTCTTATTGACCGTCATGGAATCATTGGCAAGGCTTGTTTCTACTTGCGCAATTCCAAGATACGCAAAAAAGCTATTACGGAACTGCTTAAGTGTCATTGGAAAGCTAAGTCCTGCATACCAAGACTTTACATCCGTATTGATAATGTCATACATAGCGTCATATGCCGTAATCTGCCGTTTTGTTCGGTCAGCCGTAGGAACATCGGATGCAACCTTAAAAACTCCGTATGGCATCGGGTTTTCGCTATCTCCGTCAATCGTTTCTTCGATAGAGATTGTCTTTCCAATAATGTTTCCTGCGGTGTTTCGTGCCGTGAATTTTACGCAATTCGCTTCGCACGCTCCAAACTTTAATTCAGACTCCGAACAAAGGCTTTCTTCGAGAGCGAACGTACCGATTTCAAGCATCGAATTGTCTATCTTCTGGTTCGTTCCAACAACAGATATGACCATCTGTTTATCTGTCGAGGAATCCCAATACTTTTCTTTCAAACTACTATTTATCATACACACCGCCTATAAATGAAAACTTGATTGCGTCATACTTAATCTTCCCATTTGCCACAGAATAGAACGTAGGCTGAATATCAGCGATATATCCGTACTGTGTCACATATCCGCGTTTTTCCGGCACGTATGCCGTGATATAGCCACCGCGCTCCTTTGCCTTGGTATAGTTCTTCTCAATATTCTTCCAAAAATCATCAAACTGCTTTTCGGTCAGCATGGCTTTGGTTTCAAATTCGACCTTTAGGGCTTTCAGTTCCACGGCATCACGATGCTCATATCCGTTTTCATCCGTCCAAGGGTCTTTGTCCTGCATATTTACATAGGAACTAAACGTGTCCTGCTTTATTAAATTGTTCGGTATGGTATAATTCCCAAACTTTACTAAATATCCGCCATATCCCATCGTTTACCTCCTAAAAATGGGTATAAAAATAGCACCTACCGTTTGGTAGATGCTATCCATTTGATTAAATTTTAAGCTACTACTGATTCCCATTCAGATTTCAGCTTTTCTACATCGTTTTCAAAAAGTTTGCAAGCGATTTCGTACAACTGCGGAATCATTCCCATTTCCCTGTCGATATAATCCATCTTGTTTCTTACTTTTGGCTTGAGCGTGCACCCTTCCATCCTTGATTTAAGGTTGCAGTGATATTTCCTTTCAAATTCTCCATAAAGCAACGAATAGCGTTCTTGATACTTTCCATCGGCACCGAAACGGACAATCTGCGTTATCCGCTGTCTCTTAGTTGCCAAGTCAATATCATCAACGAGTCCGATAATAACATCTTCTTTATGGATGATTTCTTTCTGCTGTCTTTTAATGGTTTCGTTCTGCTCTCTAACAGTTTTTAATGTCTGTGAAAATATCAGTTTAGTGTTTTCATCTGCATATGGTAGGTAAGTGGAAATAAATAATTCATCATTATTGACATACCCACCTGTTTTACGGATTGTAGGGAGAACCTCGGATGTTACCCAACGTTTGAACTTATGAAGTTTCTCTTTTCTTTCGTTTATAAGGGAGTCGTTTTGTGACACACCCTTTGCTTTCTGCGGTTGCATTTGAAAAAGCAAGGAATATAAGCCGCTTTCATTAACAATCGTCATTTTTTGTTTTCCACCTGGAGTATCAATTTGTGACACACCCTTATCAGAATCATCAATATTTGAAAGGCTTCTTCTGTAATTCGTATCTCCGAATACTTCGCATATATCCTTTCCAACAAACCATGGTTCATCATCGACCATGACCATTCTTATCTGTCCAAATATTGGATTTTCAAATACCTCAATGCCGTTTTGAATCTTAAGCATAAGTTGTGATTTTTTCATTCGTGTTTACCTCCATACATTTTTATCTGAATAAAAAAGAGGAAACCGGTTGTGAAATCACATTGGTTTCCTCTTTCGTACAGTATGGCGTTCGAGTAAGTAATCCGCATCTTCACGGATAAGGTTGTTTCCTTAGTAATAAGGAAAGACTATTTTTGATTTTGTGTCAATCCGATTTTGGAATTAAAATAAGCCGTGTTTCCACGGCTTAAGTGTCATTCATTTTTTAATCTTTACTGCAACCAAGTATATGTATATGCTTCATCAACATATATCTTATAACTGCTCGGATAGATCGTATCGTAATTTGAATCGTACGGAAAACTAAATGAAAAATAATCTGTATCTCCATTCTTTTCACATTCTGCATAATGATAATCATATTTGATCAAGTTGCCAGATGCATCATACATTACGCAAGAAATTTTCACAAATGAAAAATCTTTTCCGGAATCGTTTGTAGCTTCAACCGTAACATTATCTGCTCCAATGTCCGATTGAACCATTATATTGCGAACATCACAAACAGCATTTGTTGCTTCATCAACACTCAACGACATTTTATAGTTATCATAAGAAACATCGTTATAATCAGAATCGCTCGGTGCGTCAAAATAAAGAACACATTCCTTACCGGATTCAAAAGCTCTGTTACAATCGCTTTTGCTATCCAGCATTTTACCGTTTTTGTAGTATACAAGTTTTGCGTCAAGATCAACATTTACCTTGTTGTTGTTTTTCAAGATAGCAACAACTCCATGACCACTATCTTGGTATTCAATTGAGATGTTTTTCTTTACCTGGTTCGCATTAAAGGAAGAAGTGACGGTAACTTTGCAAGAAAGCGTTTTCTTTGCAATTTTTGCTTTTACGTACGTTGTTCCTTCTCCAACCGCCAGAACCTTTCCAGACTTATTTACAGAAGCAACATATTTATTGCCACTACTCCATTTAGCAGTTTTCCTCATTCCGCTTATCTTTAATGTTGCGGATTCTCCAATTTTTAAATTAAGAGTCTTTCTGCTTAATTTGATAGTTGCCGCCTGTGCAACAATCTGTTTCCCATCTGCATTTTGGATTGGCATAGCCGAAATCAAAACGGCAAATGCCAACCCCATCGCTACTAATAATTTTTTTGTGCTTCTCATAATGACTCCTTTCTTGTGATATGATTTATTTAGAATTATATCACGTTCTATTATAGAAGTCACTAAAAAACATATACATTGTCTCCGGTTCGATTGTAATGTTCTCTACCATAATCCCTTGCAGCTTTTCCTATGTCGCTTGTAGTAATTCCGAAATTTTTCTGTAAAATAGCTTGTAATAACTGATTTTGCTGTCGCAATAAGGAAACCTCTTGCGCAGATGTTGAATTGATAGCATCTTTGATTCCAGTAATTTCTTGGCTTCCTGCGACCGCTGGCTTACCTCCGACTGTTCCCATAATTTCCGGAAGTCCATTTTCTCCAACTGTTGCTATGCTATATTTATCCATAAAACCGCCCGTTGCATAAGCCTTTACTTTAGGTAGGCTCACTTTCGGCACAAGATCGACTCCGCTCCACTTTACCTTTGCTACTTTAGCCGCCGCAGAAACAACACTGTTAAACCCTCTCAAAACGGTATTCACTCCACCGATCAATGAATTTATTGCTGTTTCAATTCTTGAAATTACGGTGTTCATTGCCCCGGCAACGCCACTTTTCACGCTATTCCATAATTTGCTGAATATTTCAGCTACACTTTCTTTCATCTTCGAGAAAGCATTTTTTATCGGGGTGGTTACATGTTCTTTAAACCAACTAGAAACACTGTTCCACGCCCCGGTTACCGCTGTTTTTGCCGCGCTAAATGCTTTCTGAATAGATTCTTTTGCTGAACTAAAAGCATTCTTAATAGGTGTTGTAACATGCTCCTTAAACCAACCGGAAACTACAGCCCATACCGATTTCACAGTTGTCCATAGAACCTTAAATGCGGTTGATACTGCCGATTTCAATAATTCAAAATTCTTCTTTATTGGCTCTATTACCTTTGATTTAAACCAATCAGAAACAACAATCCATACAGCCTTGACAATGATCCACAATCCTTGAAAGATTTGACCAACTCTTTTCGAAAATCCTTGGAAAAATGAAACAATAGGAGTTATAACATTAGTATTGAACCATCCAGAAACTGTTTTCCATACACCGGATATATCTTTCCATAAAGAAGAGAAAAAACCGGAAACGGATTTCCATAATCCCTCAAAAAATCCGCTTATTGGCTTAATCACATTAGTATTAAACCAATCTCCGGCTTTTGAGAAAATTCCTTCTGTAATAAACACACTAGGGGCGTACTGGCAACATCACCTGTGGGGATTGCAGGAATCGAACCCGCGACAACCCGGATATAAGCCGTGTCTTCTGCCACTGAATTAAATCCCCATAACCGTCATCAGACGGTTAGCAATATATTTTACGTGCTATGCGTTACACGATTCCGGTTTACAGCTTTTCACCGGCAACTCAATGTTACCATGCAAGCCTATTTCCATGGTTCTACTCCGAATTAAATTATTGCAGAGCAATAGGCAAGCATCGTATTTCAGCCAAAACATAGACCGCCTGCAAGCAGACAGCATAATTTGACCGAGTAGGTGGGTGAGGATTTGAACCTCACATAATCGGATTCTGAAAAGGTGTTGTTGCTGATTACGGATGATTTTCCGCCTATCACTTGGCAACACTCTTACCGATCAGCTTCTTTGCTTGCATTTCGTTCTGCCACCACCTAACTTCTTAAGGGGAATTACATTTTCACAGCTCGGACACCGTGGGATAGATGCCCGAACCATGATTGACTGCTATATGGATTGCACGTCTGCAAATTACAAAGCAGATACCGCTCAACGCCATATAGTCTTACGCCAAGATGCCGCCCTCTGCGACAAATACCACCGGACGGTCTCGCACCGTCCTTAACAGAATCGTCCTAGTGGCGAAAGGAGGAACCCAAATGCTTGAATCACTCAACCAAGGGTTCAAGTACATATGAAAAACATACGTGGCTACATGGAACGTCAACATGTAACCAATTAGGCTACCGGGATTCGAACCCGGAATGCAGGAATCAAAATCCTGTGCCTTACCGCTTGGCGATAGCCCATCATTTCCAAATGACCATAATATTCATTGCAAAGATCGCGCATGAAAGCAAATACCCCATTGCGTTTGAATTGTCTTTTTGTTTTACCTGTCCTCCCATAAGTCCAAGTATTACAAGGGCATCTATCGCCGTAGCGATTATATTTAAAATCATATCAATATCCCCCATCCTCGAAGCTGTGTTCCTGTTTGAACCGTTCCATTTCATTCACGCTCATGCCGAAAAGTCCGGCAGATTCATCAGAATTCGTATGTTTGAAATATTCGCCCTGTTGTGGAAACATGAACCGGAACATAGCATAATTCGCAACGTCGCACAGATATTCAAGATTCCCGGTCTCTTCAAACTTGGAAAGATTCATTTTCAAACTTTCGATTGCATCCACATTTCCGGTAGAAAAGTTCATTCTTGCCGGTCCGTATTTGTAATACGACTGTTCAATCAATCCTTTGCGTTTTTCATCAAAGGTTTCGGAATACTCGGTTTTCATCAACTCATTGCTGCAGCTTGCCATTACACATCGCCCTCCGCCCTGTGGTTTGCTCTTTCAATGTCAAACCCTTCCGGATAACGCGCCTTAAGTTTGTCTACGTTCATTTGCATGATTTCATCAAGGCTCCAGCCGAAGGATTCGCAAAGCATTGCAAGATACCAACAAATATCGCCAGCTTCTTTCTTAGCATGGTCAATATCAAGCTGTTTCTCGTGGAAAATCCATTTTTTGATTATGTCGTTAAATTCTCCAACCTCGCCAGATAACCCCAAACAAGAATTGAAGATGCCGCCAAGGTCATAATCTTGCAACGCAGATGCGATATTGTTCTTTTTGCAAAATTTAAGCAAATCGAATTTATCCGAAATTCTTTCTGTCGCCTTGCGGTTTTTCGTCCGCATGGCTAATTTCTGATACTCATTTCCGGTCATATATCATTCTCCTGTCCGAAACACTCTTTTTGTTTTTAAAAATTTTTTTGGAAACGTAGTTGCGAATCGCAACGTGAAAGTGAATTGTTATAAATTTATTATAGCCTATTTACGATGAAAGTCAATGGGTGTTGTAAGTGGCTTTTTATTTTTTGAGGTATTTAAGGGACTTAGTAGCCGCCCTGTGGTCTTTCTGTCAGACCCCCTCCCCATCCTTTTCTTGCAAACATGGAAATCTAAAATATTTTCCATTTCGTTTTGTTGTCATTGTGTGAAAATCAAATTGTTTTAATACAATTCCTATCGTACACTTGCAACTATTCGCAAAACCTAACTTTTCCGAATAGTTCACGAATAGTTAAAACGCTACACCCCTTGATATTACTGCATTTGCGAATTGTAGAATAATCACACACAATTTAAACCGTGTTATTTGCCACTGCATCTGTGAATTGTGTGTCAATTGCGTGCAATTCTTGACTCTTTTTTTCGTCCAGTCTTGGCAGCTCCTGCGCTGTGATTGCCTTGCGCTGGGTGGCATTATCGCCAATGCCGGGCTGATTCATGCCGAACTCGTTATTACCCACGAACATAGTGCCTACGGGGCTGTTGGAGTCATACGCACGATCTAGTATACAATCCTTGCGTGATCGTTGCAATTTTTGCCACATCTTGAAAGTCAGCGAACTTGGTTCATCACTAGCCCATATATCCATTGTGTTCGTAGGTATATTACAAAAATAACTGAATGCCACTGTACTTACCAGCTTACTGTAGACATTGGAGATATATATATAATAATCACAGAGCTTATATAATACCTCTCTATCGTATCTATTGCAGTTAGTCGGTATAGTTGCATTACCAAGAGGACTTAAACTCTTGTCCTTTAATACTTTAGTATCTGGGAATAGATGCATACCAACATACTGCATAACAGCTTTCCACTGTCTCTGTCCAGCTTTTAAAAGATCGTCAATGTGAAATTCTATACATGCCTGATCTATCAAGTCTTGTACTGTTGATGTATATATTTGCACTGTACCTAGATCCACTATAAGGGTTGTAAGATCTACATTCTCTACACTCTTTACATCCTGCATATATTCACACCTCCGTTCTGTTTAATCTCTTTGATTCTGGTATACACTATTTCCGGGATTAAAGTCAAGCCTTATTTTTTACGGTGTTATATATACTTACGCTGCGCGCGTATGCGGATATACACTTACTATAAACCTATAGACTTTAGATACAGTGTATTATTATTAATTTAAAAGATTAAGAAAAAGAGAGAGAAAGAGAAACATAGTTCTGAAAAAGCGACGTCAGACGATTGTGTCGTGTTATGTCAGACGATTGTCAGACGATTTTTCGCAAAAACTGATACTATTCTATCATTTTGGGACTTGTCAAAGGCCTGACACAACTAGCCTTGTTTATAAAAATTTAAGAAAAGTTTTATAGTTCGTTTACGATTTTTCGGAGATTTTGTAAGATATGCCCGGACACGTTGTTGATTTTGGACATGGCAAAAAAGAAAAGGCAGCCGGAAAAGCTGCCCTTTGCTTGCATTGATTATATAATTACTATGTGTTACAATTTATTTGATTGAGAGCGGCGGCAAGTCCGCCCTCCCTTTCATTCCCTAAAACCTAATCGTTAGGCTTTTCTTTTTTTGCCATGTTGCGAACCTCATCTATTGCTTTTTGAACTTCGTCCATGTCCTTACATCCTGCAAATTTATCAGCTACGAGATTTAATATAACTTCCATCTGTTTATCTGTCATTTCGTTCATTTGTTCTCCTTTCTCCGCTTGCCCGGCTATTGTCTTCCGACAGCTTTATAATAATCTATTATCGTGTATATGTCAATAGTCTATTTTCATGTATTTTAATTATTTTTATATTCCATAATATCGCCCGGCTGGCAATTTAACAGTTTGCATAAATTACATATAACTTCACAAGTTACATTTTCATTTTTTGTCAGCTTTGCCACTGTATTAGAATGGATTCCGTTATTCTTTAACCACTGCTTATTGTATTCCTTTTTTTCTAAGACATTCCACAGCTTGGAAAAGTCAATATATCCGTTTGCACCATAATTCGCCATGCGTCACACCTCTTTTCTTTTTATATATGATAATAGATTTTTCACACCATGTCAACGTCTATTCTCATGTATCATATTGCACAATAAACTGCTGTTTTGTGTCGTCTATTTTCGTGTATTGTGTCAATTGTATTATAATCTATTATCGTGTACTATTAGTATATCAAATGAAACACGAAAGCGAGGTTACAACATGAAAAATATGAAAGCGGCAGAAACATTATTAGAAAGAAAAGGGTTTTATATTTCGAACCAGTTTGACGGTTTTACCACTCTCCCGGATGAATACGAATTGAGTGACGTAAACGGGAATGTTGTTATTGACCATTTGAGCGAAGCGCAGATTTTACAGCTTTCGGAAATTTTATAGGGAGGGCTTAAATATGAGAAAGACGGGAATGCGTTTTACATGGGAAACAACAAAGAACGGTGACGCGATCAACGAACTGAAAAAGAACGGAATCTCGTTTGAGTATAACCACTTTGGGGAACTCACAGCCGACTTTTACGGAATCGGCATTTTTGAAAAAGTCGATTTTGAACACGTCCAAGGCGATGTATTTGAAATCTGCATAGCATAGCCGAAACGCTCCGATCTGGAGCGTCAGCCGCGGGATGGTCTCCCGGCTCTGATGATGGCAGACCAGAAAGGGAAAACATGAAGAATTGGACAATAGAACAATTATATGACCTTTGGAGAAATCGAGGATATACGAAAAAAGTAGCGCGGGCGAAAGCTGAAAAAGACTACAAGGAAATGCACCGAAAGAAATCGGACATAGAACAGCATCAGACCATGCAAGAAATGCTTTACAACTAAGTCGAAACCGCCCACGCGGCGGTCTGCAGGAACTGCCCCACCTGCACCGATGAGACAGGGCGCACAATGAAAGGATGGTTGATTTTATGGCTACAGTTAAATTACAAGGAATTTATGAAAGAAGAAACGCTATCCCGGCGGCAGAACTCAAGCCGGGAATGATTACAATTTGGAATTTTGGTTATACAGAGACAATAAAGAGCGTTGAGCCTACCAAGAGCGGAAAAAGCGTCAGATGTGTTATTGTTTGCGACAAAAGCGGGAAAGAATACACGCGAACAATGCGAAACGATAGACTTGTAGCGATCGCATAGGCAAGCGGCGGCGTTTACCGGGGTTCGATTCCCCGGCTTGTCTTTACCCGGAGCAACCGGAAAAATTTAGAATATGGAGGACTTGAAACCATGAAAAGAACGCTATACGAATTATTTATGGAATGTGATTGGAACGCCTGCCGTGTACCGTGGAGAATATACGGCGAAAACAATAAATTGATCTGCGCAAATTACGGCGCAGAAACCGGGAATGAATTTGACGATATGCAAGTAAAAAGCTACTCATACAACAAAAACAAGAATTATGTACGAGTTTATGTAAAGTAACCAACCGCCGCAGAGAATGCGCGCCGGATCACTACCGGCGGTACTCTTCCGCCTTTTTCGCGTGCTTGGTGCATCCGTTCCGGTTCGATTCCGGGAGCGCGGGCTACATGGAAATCGGTTTCCATGCGCAAATTGACAAATAAACACAACATGAGGAGGTGTGAAAGATGGGAAAATATGAGTATATCGGGAAAAGGGAAATCATGCGCCGGGTGGATGCTCTTGGCTATCCTGTGGAATCCGGCAAAATGTGCGGCTATTCCAAATTTGAGGGCGTGGAATGGGTGGAATCTGCAAAAATCAAAATAACAGCCCAACGTGGCGGTGATTGGATGCAGATCACGCAAAGACCGGAAAACATAACACGCACTTACAGCCGATACGATGGGAAAAACTATCTTGACAAGTGGTAAAATGCGGTCTATGCTAGACTGTAACTATATCTGGGCAAGCGTCTTCTGGCGTTTGCCTGTGATCTGTGATATTATCAAATATCATCAATGAATTATCTATATATGGCATAACATATAGTGTATTTGTGTTATTTGCGGAATGTTGCAGATAATTGCACGTTTGTTACATGTTTTTGGAAATCCGTGAAAATGGAATCTTGACCCCAAAACGCTACCCCAGGGGGGTACAAAAAAATTACGAAATATTTTTTGGCGCGCGGAGAAAATTTTCTTTCGTGAAAATCAAAGACCGCGCCGCATAGTCACTTTTACTCAACTCTTCTATCAGCCTTTCCCTAGTCATTTCCGGATTCGTCCGGTGCACGTACTGTAAGAGTTCTGAAATTTTATCCATTATGCAACAACCTCCATAAGTTCAATCAATAGTCTGTCTGCTATTTCAAATACTTCTCTTCCATATGTAGCCAAGAAATCTGCTACAATTTCCTCTGTATCAATATCCATGTATACGTTATATGAAAGGCAGAATGCATGACATAATTCGTGGCACAACACACGGTCAAGGAACCTTCCGCGTAGATCATCCGCAAGATATATCGTTTTCGTGTCCCTGTCGGTCATGCCTACCGTTCTACTTCCGTCACTTCTCTGTAGCATATCGCTGTAACGCGATACTTTGACCAAATTCCACATTTCATTGTTTATCGTGAACAATTTACCACCTCGCAAACAAAGAGGGCAAAATGCCCTCTCTATTACATTTTCGTGACAAGCGTAGTCAGCTTTGTCTTGGTCAACTGTTTCTCTTCTGGGGACATACCGGAAAACAGTTCGGTCACATCTTCCGAAAGAGATTTCATGTACTTTTCGAGTTCTTTCATCTTTGCGTCCTTATCTTCCGGTGAATTTCCGTTATGCATTTCCTTTGTCTCCATGTAGCTTCTCCGACTCATACCGGCTCTGCCCTCTCTTGCATCGTGAGTACCGGTACTCATGCCGTTATTTCCGCTCATAGGCTCTGAATAATACATCTTTCCCATACTCATTCTGTCAAGGTCTCTCATGCGCTCTGCATCCGACATATTCTCCCATTCCCGGTAATCTTCCGGCATCTGATGATAATATGGTGGTTCTACATATCCTCTGCGTGTTCCACGCCCTTTCGGTGCAAATCTTCCGTTTGAGTACCGGTACTCATTGTAGTATCTTCTTCCCGGATAATCCCCAAATTCTTCCACCATGCGCATGATTTCTTCGTTTTCAGACTTTTTCATGGCTTCAACAATGTTATAGTCCTTGTCAAAGCATACGATGTTCTTTGCAATTTCCGTCCAATCCTTGAGATCATCGAGGTTTTGTCCTTCAAAATTCTCGATTCCGATGCCGTCAACGTGGGCTTTCACGCAATCCATAATCTGTTTCGCAAACTTATGCATAATATCAAGCCTCCCTTACTGCAATCAAATTACTGTTCTGAACCTCGATAGCCTGCGTGGACGTATTCTGCACGGCTACGGTACTGCAACAACCGCATGGCACATCCACGTATGCCTGCGCCGATACATTAAAGAGATTCTCAACTGCCGCAGGGGTTACGATCATCTTTGTCGACTGCAAAGGCTCTCCATCAACCGCGATTGCAAGTGAAATCTCTCCAACTGTACCGCCTGTAGGAATCTGAATGTTGCCGGAATACGATACCAAAAATCTAGCCTTGCACTGATTGGTGATACCTCTTAGCTTGATAATTCCACTTCCCTGTCTGTGTACGATACATTTTGTTCCGTTTACTGCCGTTTCTGTAAATGCAACATCTTCTCCAGCAGCAACGGTTTGTAATGCAATTCCTGTTACTTCCATTATTTTTACCTCTCTTTCATAAAATAAGGGCAAACATTACAGTCTGCCCTTTGGTTATAAGTAATACTGCATAGCAGACATGATTGAGTTAAACTCAATTAAGATACTCAATTATTTAGTTTTAGCAGCCACAACCGGTGTTGCATCCGCATCCATATGCATAAGCATTTGGATTAGGCACAACATATGCCGGAATAGCAGGCGGATTTACAGCATTGATAATCTGCTGTGTCTGAGCTGCCATCTGAGTTGTAAGTAGTGCACTCTGACGATCCTGTGAAGCTGCTCTGCGAAGGTCATTATTTTCTGCCTGTAAGGAAGAAATTTTCTCATTGCAGAGATAATCAAGAATAGCGCGTGTTCCTGCGTTCTGACTGTCGATAATGTCTCTTGTGTTGCTGTTCATTGTGTTCTGCAACGCGCAAGTGTTAGTTGCCATGTTGTAGTTTACGCCTTGGATAGCTTCTCTTGTTTCACAGCAGCAGTTTGCAAGCTGTGACTGTAATGCGTTTGTATTCTGCATGTTAGCAACTGTATCAGCATTGATAGCCTGCTGGATGCCGAATCCGGTCTGCAAGATGTTTGTGTTGATGCCGTTCATGCCTGTTTGCACTGCATAGAATCCGTCACAAAGTCCGTTTGTAATGCCGTCAAGTTTTGACACAACCGCCTGATTATCAAATCCGCGCTGAATTTCGCTTCCGACACCACCATTCATTCCGTTTCCTCCGAATCCGTTACCAAATCCGCCCCATCCGAAGATGGCAAAGATAACGATAATGAACCATAACCATGAGCCTTCTGCGCCCCATCCGTTGTTATTTCCGTTTCCGTCAATGTTCGCGACAAGCGGAACGGATGCACAATTACCTGTGTTAAACATAGAATTTACCTCCATAATTCATTTTTATATACATAATCTTGCAAGAATTAGTATCACATTCCTAATTGGCTTTTAAATGACTCAAAAGCCTTATCTGCGTCAATTCCCTTTTCTTTGCACAAATTCCTAGCCATCTGTTCGATGCCCTTGGAATCTCCCTTCTGCGCCATTTGCATAGCATTGCGCGCCATAGGGTTGCTCATTACGCTGTTATTCCCCATCATTTGTTGTAAAAACTGCTGTGGGTTTTTCATTCCCTGTAACATCTGCATAGGATTCATTAAGACTCACTCTCCTTTTGTGTTCGTGAAGATTTTCTTTGCGTTTGCGAAGATAGCTTATCTTCCAACTCTTCCATCTTTCCAAACAAGCAATCTAATTTGTCAGTAATAGCCTTTGTCGCATCGTCAGATAGCCCTATTTCGATTCTTTTATCGTCACTTGAAGAATCCGCCATCTGTTCATTAAAAGGCTTGTAAACGGTCTTTCTGATTGTTCCATTGGCATCCCATTGTTTTGCTACGATTGCGCTCATATCCTGCATTGGGAAAAACGCAACGCTTCCATCCATAGGCACATCATTCGCCATGATTGCTGATTCCGACTGCACTACTTTTCCTTGGATTCCGAGAAATTGCGGTTGCATCTGCGGAATCTGTGGCTCTGGCTGTTGAAACCTCTGCATTGGGTTGTACTGATATGCGGCATAGCTTGGGTTTGGGTTAAATGCCATATTCTGATTTTGCATCTGATACATTCTCTTCCTCCAATACTTCCTTGATTGCGTGAATCATTGCTGACTGATACACAAGCGGAACCTTTGACACATCTTCTCTTGTTAAGATTTTTTCAAGAATTTCATCTGTAAATAACATTCCGCATCCCTCCTATGCTTATATTTTTGCATAAAAAAATACGGTTCTTCCGCAAAAAATAAGCAGAAAAACCGCATAAAAAAAAGAACGCCACAGCGTTCCAAGTTTACCATTTTCAGAAAAGAATCTAAAGCACTTGCGCAGACTCCTTTCTTTTGTGTTCAATTTTTGAGTACCATTTTGAGTACCAATTTTTTTAAGACGCCGCAAACACAGTGTTTATGCGACTTTTAAAACAGTCCGTACGGGAATCGAACCCGTGTTTCCGCCGTGAGAGGGCGGCGTCTTAACCGCTTGACCAACGAACCGTGTATTATACTATCATACACAATACTCTTTGTCAAATACTTTTTTCATATTTTTATCTTTATATTGCCAGAGTTAGAAGAACTTGCCTTCGACTTAAGCGATATCGTGCCATCCTTTATCGTTCTGGCCTCTTTCTTGTTATTTCTTTATTTTTGCAAGTGTCTTATAAAATGGCTTGAATATCTTGTTAAGTTGCGTTCCATTCTTTGGATATTGCTTTGTGATTTTAGCACTCATAGACTTCTTATCGCCTACTATGTTATTTGCTAGTATGATGGTTCATTTTTTCCAACACAGTTTATAATGGTATAGAGCTCATTTTTATCTACACCACTTATCTTTTCTGTCACTTTTACTGATGAAGAGTTGACAACATTCTCTTCAACAGATACAGGCACTTTCTATAGGTTTGAGTTTGATATATTAGAGCGCGGTACTCTACTTACATTCATTCCACGTTCAGACCAAAATGAAACAACAGCATCAAATTCTGTATCATTTGACATAATAATTAGAAATCCTTTGTTAATTATTTTTTACGCTGCCGCATTGGCATTTATCGACTCTATAACCTTCCTGATTCCCATCCACACCGTCAAATCAGTAAATATCTCTACCACACTTCCCTGATCTGTAAACGGTGACTCCTGCAAGACAGAGAGATCTTTCATCATTCCATTATGAACTATGTATTCTACGATTTGGTTCACAAAGTAAATCTGTCTGCTATCCAGGCTTGTGCTATCCTCGTAGGTGAGCACCTGATAATTTGCCTCTGTTGCGTATAAATCCACATATTTCAAATGCTGTCGGACTGCAAAATTATCCCTCGGTAATTCCTGTACTTTCTCACTCATCTGCTTCACTAGCGCCTTGCGGTAAGCAATCAATCTATCAATCTGGTAATCAATATCCTGAAGCTTATATGAAATTTCGAACTTTAGATTAAAGATAGCTCCCTGAAGTGCAATCATGTTTGCGGTTACTTTGCCTTTATTCATTCTAAAGAACTCAAAGTTTCCACAAAATCAAATATATAAAACTTCTGCTTATCTTCACCATCAAGAAGTCCAGGACAAAGTCGTGTTCCACGTCCAATCATCTGCCAGAATTTTGCCTTACTCATAACCTTTTTGAAAAATACCAGATTCAAAACTTCCGGCACATCAATTCCCGTATCCAGCATATCCACGGAAATCGCAATCTGCGGCAGCTTCTTCGGATTGGAGAAGGTATCGATTGCCTGCTGCGAATTCTTAATCTGATTATCGATGACCTCCGCATAGCCGGTCAGCTTCGGATATTCCTCGTTAAATACTTTTAGGATTTCCTCAGCATGCAGATGGTTCTTCGCAAAAATAATGGTCTTGCCGATATCTTTTCCGAAATGAACGCGGTGGCCTTTCGTCATGAGGATGTCCAGCACTTTTCGGATGGTGTCCTTGTTGAACAGCCATTGATTCAGCGCCGAGGAATCGATCTGCTTCGGGATAAAATCCTCATCCTCAAAAGTATCTTCGAATTCGTCTTGCTCTTCCGGGGTGAGATCGTCGTAGTTGATGCCATTCTCCATGAATTTCAGCTTGCTTTCCACAGACACGTAATTCACCAGGTATCCGTCCTACCGCCATGATGGATGTGAGCGAT